ATTTATTTATTAAAAACAAGAATTATGAATTCAACAGTTAAAGTTGTAGCTGATGCTACTACAGGTGCAGTAATTAGAGTTTCTGAAACTAATCCAGAATTTGCTTCTGTAAGATTAGAGCAAGTACGTACAGTAATTGGAAACAATAACTTTATTGAGCGTAAAACAGTTTCTACCTTATTACAAGGTGCTACTGCTGACTTAACAGCAATGGGCTTTTATGCAGGTCAAGAGTTACCAGGTACTATTGTTATTGAAGAGTCTTTGACTCCATTTAATAAGAAAACTCCTGAGCGTGATCTTAAAATTGCTGGTGAAACAGGAATTATCTGTAGTGTAGGTGGTCAGCCAATCTACCGAAGAGCAGTATTTTCTACTGCATCTAATGCACAAGATACACTTATTAAACATGATAATGTAGAACAATTGCGTTCTGCTTATTCTCAAGCAAATAGTTCAGCTATCAGAAATGCAGCAGGACAAGACTTTAATATCTAAGATATTGGGTTGATGGAAATAAATGGGGGTGGGAAACTGCCCCCTTTTATTGTATGATTTATTAATATGAAAAATGTATAAAATGGAAAAGCTAAAACAACAGGTCAGAAATTATCAGTTAAATGCAGGTAAAACTTACATGCAGTATGAATCAGATGGATACTCTCAGTATCAGAATTATTTATACAAGCGCGCATTGTATGGTCTAAATGCATTAACTGAACAAGAACTTGCTACTATGTGTAGTAAGAAGAAACAAAGAATTGTAAATGTATATAAGCGTGCTCAGAAAGTACTTAATGTTTTTAAACAGCAAGTTACTAATCAGTATAGTAATTATATATTTCAAACTCTATTCCCAAAAAGTCCGTGGACAGAAGCTATGACAACTTATTCTGAAACAGATGAAAAGTTCACAAACACTTTAACTTTTAAAGATTTAAACATTGGAAAGAGAGATATTATTGGTATCTTTATATCTGAAGGTATACTTCCTAAAAACTTTTTAAGTTTACAGGAAGCACCAGTCAGCTTACCAAGATTAAAGAATGAAGCAAAAGCTTAAAGAATGTGACGGTTGTGGAAAAGAAACCGTTATATGGAAGAACCATGGGGGATTCAAATACTGCAAATATTGCTGGAGTTGCCAAAAAGCCATTAATAGTAACAGTGTACAGAAACCAACTGATTATAAAATCCCCCAGGTTTCTTCTAAAAGAAAAAAGAAAGACCAAGAGTATCTTAAACTAAGAGAAAGATTTCTGACAGATAACCACTTATGTCAAGTGTCAGTATCTGGATGCACTAATGGTGCAACAGATGTACACCATAAATTTTCAGGGTCAGATAGAGATACTTATTACCTTGTACAATCTACATGGTTAGCTGTCTGCCGTGCATGCCATTCTTGGATCCATGAAAATCCAGAAAAAGCAAGAATTCTTGGTCATTTAAAATAAATGATGTATATTTGTTGTATAATTCAACAGATATGCATTATTTATATAGACATATAAGACTTGATACTAATGAAGTTTTTTACATTGGAGTTGGTACTAAAACTAGACAGAACATATTTCTTACAATAAAAAGTGAGTTTTATAGAGCTTATAATTTTAGAGAAAGAAATACAATTTGGAAAAGAATTGCAGCTAAAACTAAAATTAAAGTTGAAATACTTTTTGAAAGTGATGACTTGGTTTTTATTCAACAAAAAGAAAAAGAATTTATTTCTCTTTATGGAAGAATGGTTGATAATACAGGTTCTCTTGCAAATTTAGCTGAAGGTGGTGACAGTCAAAGTTTTAACATGAATGTAAAAGTAAAACAATTAACCTTAGACAATGAGGTTGTAAAAATTTGGGATCAGTTAAAAGACATTGAGAAAGAACTAGGCTACTTAAAAACTAATATTGTTAAGTGTTGCCGTAAAAAACAATTAACTGCTTATGGATATAAGTGGGAATATGCAGATAATACTGAATATGATAATATATATCCAACTACAGCTAGAAAAAAGTCTCAAAATAATAGAGTTGGTATCTATGTTACAAATGGTACAGAAGTTTTATTATTTAGAACAATCAGAGAAGTTGCAGAAAAGTATGGGTATCATAGAAGTACCATCCAAGCATATCTAAATAATAAAAGACAACATAAGTTTTTAAAGTTTAAATATGCTGAATGGCATTAATTTTTATCAATAAATACTATGAGAACAGAAGAAGAAATAAAAGCTAATCTTGATGAGACTATGTTAGAGTTAAAAGAAGCTCAAGAGTGGTCTAATGATGCACATAATAGATACTATAAAGATAAAAAGGATTGGGGAGAAGCTGATCCTGGAGAAATGTATGCAGCTAATGATGTTGTAGCAGTTCTGACAAGTAAAGTAAACGCCCTTAATTGGGTATTAAAATTATAACTCAAAAGAGTCTAGGGCTCTTGGCTATTTAAAATAACTTAAAAAATATGATTATGAATTTGATTGGAAAAGAACTAAAACTAAAATTAGCTAATGATTATTCAAAGTTTGCAATACTGCCTATGAACAGAGGTATAGATAGCAAACATGTGCAAAAGATGATTTCATCTATTAGAAAAATGGGAGTATTAAGAGCCGTTATAACAACCACTACTAATATCATTGAAGGTGAAACTAAAACTTATATTATTGACGGTCAGCATCTTGCTACAGCATTAGAAAGAGAAGGTCAACCAATACCATATATTGATATAGATATTGAATCTGAAGAAGATTTAATTGAGAAAATGGCATACTTAAATAATTCAAGCAAGTCATGGGACTTAATGAATTATATTAATGCTTGGAAAATGATCCGCCCAGATTATATGAAGTTATTTAAGTGGAAAAATATGTATGATATAGAAGTAACTATGTTAGCTGCAATAGGAATTAACAGTGCAGCAATAAAACACAGTACTTCTACTATTAAAACCGGGAGTTTTAAAATTACTAATCCAAAAGCAGAAGAAATGTGTAAAGCATTTAATGATATCTTTTTAAGGATTGGTATGTCAGATAGAGGTGTTAAGTTTCAGTTTCTTGCAGCATTTTTGCAAGCATATGGTACTTACAACCACACAAAAGTTATGTCTAATATTGAAAAACATATGAAGACAGTTAAACTATTGACTGACTCAGATTCTACTGGTTCATACATTAGAACTAAAATCTTTAATTTACCAAAATAATGGATAGAGAACAAATACAAGATAAAGCTTTAAAAGCAACAGAAGATAAACAAAGATGCACTATTGTACTTGGTACAGGTGTAGGTAAAACTTATGTTGGTTTAAAGCATATGGAGAAATATTTTTCCCCATTGCGTAATATCTTGATTGTTGCTCCAAAACTATCTATCATAAGCTCATGGAGATATGAAGCTGAGAAATTTGGATTAAGTAGAGTATTAGAAAATGCTACTTTCTCTACTTATCTCAGCTTAAATAAACATAATCCAGCAGAATATGATGCAGTTTACTTTGATGAAGTTCACAGTTTATTAGATAGTCATAGAACATTTCTTAATAGTTTTACAGGGAAAGTGCTGGGTTTAACCGGCACTCCACCTAAACATAAAAACTCTGAGAAAGGTAGAATAGTATCTGAATACTGCCCAGTTGCTTTTACATTTAAAGCAGATGATGCAATAGAATCAGGTATTATTAATGATTATCAAATAATTGTGCATGAAATTAATCTAGACACAGCAAAGAACTATAAAGTAGAGACAAAGAACAAGTCTTTTATGACTTCTGAGTCTCAGAACTATAGTTATTGGGGTACAAGGATTGATACATCAGCAGGGCAAACTCATATACTTAGAGTAATGAGAATGAAAGCTATGATGGAATATCCAAGCAAAGAACGGTATGCAAAAGAACTACTTAATAGTATAAGTAGTAAATGTATTGTCTTTGCTAATACACAAGATCAAGCTGATAGAATGTGTAAGGATAGCTATCATAGTAATAACCCTGATTCTGAGACAAATTTACAGGATTTTAAGGTTGGTAATATTACAAAACTATCATGTGTACTTCAGTTAAATGAAGGTGTAAACATTCCAGGTTTAAAACAGGGAATCATTATGCATGCATATGGTAATGAAAGAAAAGCCAGTCAAAGAATTGGTAGATTACTAAGACTTAACCCAGATGATAAAGCTATTGTACATATACTATGTTATATTGGTACAGTAGATGAAAAATGGGTTAAAGAAGCCTTGGAAGATTTTGATCAAAGTAAAATAGTCTGGCGCAATTACAAATTACAAGCAGTATAATCACTATATTGTTATATGGAAGATAACGCAACACATAAACTAATATTGTATAATGATGACAAGAATACATTTGCATATGTAATGGCTTGTCTAATAAGGTTTTGTGAACACCATCCAACACAGGCAGAGCAATGTGCTTTGCTTGTGCATGAGATAGGAAGATGCACAGTAAAACATGGAGATTTACTAACCATGTTGGAAATTTCTGAAAGTCTGCGTAATTTAGATCTCAAAACATCAGTAGAGATATATGAGAGCAATATGCATTGATGCTTCAAATAAACCAAGCAAAATACCTGATAATGAGTGGGTTGTAGAAGGTGAAGTATATACTATCACAAGAGTAGTAAGGATGGGATTACAGGATAACAAGTTTGGAGTAATGCTAAAAGAAGTTAAACTATCATCAAGCTCTTTTCCATATGAACTTTATGATGCTGAAAGATTTTTACCTATTGATTTACTTTCAGAAGCACTTCAAGAAAAAGAAGAAACAGTTAAAGAAGCTGACTTAGAACTAATTTAATTTATGGAAGAAGATTTATTTGAACTTAACAAAGTTGTAAATCAGGACATTGTAGATATAATTGATAAGTATGGTTTAAAAAGCAAGTCAAGAAGAAGAGATACAGTATACAAAAGATATTATTTATATCATGTATTGAGAGTTAGAAGACATTGCACATTAAATATGACGGGAAAGTATTTTGATAGAGACCATAGCACAGTTTGTGTTGGTCTTGAAAAACATAACTTTTGGTGGTCAATTAAAGATAAAAGTTATTTACAGTCAATATATCCACTACCTGATATTTTAAATAACAACCACAACTTAGAACTTGATGATTTTATAGTTGATTGTTTTTATATTGATGAAGAACAATCTAAAATAACTATTACAGGAAATTTCAAGTGGTCTGATTTAGAGAAGCTACCCAATATTATAACAAGAGATGAAGTAATTAAAATCTTTAAAGATGGGAAGAATGAAAGAAATATACATGCAGATAATGCAGGCAAATGATGGCATACCAGAGGACATGACTCTAGCAGATATGCTAAAAATGAGAGATTTAAATATTTATCATTGGCAAGAATATGAAAGAGAAAAAGAAAGACAAAGGACCAGATTACAACTTGATAAACAAGCAGATTTGGGAAAGACTACAGAAACTCCTGAAGGAGAGTCAGTTAGAAAAGAAGAAAACAATTAAAAAATCAAAAGAATGAAAAAGTTATTAGTTATTTTAGCAGTAGTATTTATTGCCGTATCGTGTAAAAAAGAATGTAATTGTGGAAAAATTGTAAATGATGAAATTACATTTGATAATGCTGGAAATGCATGTTATTCTTTAAGCATTAAGAACTCATGTTCTGATAATGTAAAAACATTTTGTTTTGATTATAACACATGGTTTGATAACCAAGTTGGTGATAATTTCTGTGTTACTAATGAACAATCCTGGTAAAAATTAAAAATTAAAAAAAATGAAAAATTTATTATTAAGTTTATTGTTAATAGTAGCAGGAACATATACTGCACAAGTAAAAGTAGAACCCAAAGAAAAGTCATATTTGTATTTACTTACTACAAATTATGAGATAATTAAACCCTCTTATGGTGAAACAACTTACTATGAAAAAGTATTTAGAGCAGGCTATGAATATCCAACAATACAAGAGGGATATTATATAATTAACATTTTTACAGATATAAATGGATTAGTTAAGCATTATACTGAACTTGCTAATCTTGAAAATTTAGAAGATGGAGAATATAATTTATCAATTAATGTTTCAGGTGGATTACATGCAATTAAATCAGGTAGCAAAATAAAATTAAAAGACGGTTACAATATCTATAACTATGGCAAATATAAAATACAAGATATTAAAACTGATCTAGATTTATTAAAATCAATGGCAAACCGTTGAAACACTTTATTAAATATCTATTGGTATGGATAAGCCAAAACTTGTCCATACCATTTTGGATGGTAGGGCATATACATTTATCAATGAATGTATATGCTGACATCCATGAGATATTAATGTCACTGGGTATGAATATTATAGTAGCCATAGGATTTACTATAGATTATTTAGAACAAAGAAAACAAAGATGAGAATATTACTATTATTAATGTTGCTTAGTTTTACTGATCCTATACCTACTGTGGTTAAGGGTACGGTAAGTTATTATGGACAGCATTGGACAGGAAGATTAACAGCTTCCGGTGAAAGATTTCATGCAGATAGTTTAACTTGTGCTCATAAAACATATAAGTTCGGTACTTTACTAAAAGTAACTAATCTAAAGAATGACTCAGTTATCTATGTTAAAGTAAATGATAGACTACCAAAGTCATCTAAATTTATTGCTGATTTAAGTTATGGTGCAGCTAAAAAACTAAACTTTATAAAAGCTGGCATAATTTCAGTAACTTTGGAAATAGTTGATACAGTTAAGATAAACAAATAATTATGAGTGATATAACAAAATGCCATGGCTTTGACTGTCCGGTAAAAGAAAAATGCAAAAGATTTACAGAAACACCAGATTCACATTGGCAAGCATACTTTCTTGACAAACCATATACTATTACAGATAATATATTTAAATGTGATATGTATTGGGGAGATACACAAGATGCTATTATGCAACAGCTAATGGGTATAGTTACTGGTAAAGATGGTGAAGAATTGCCTGAATAATATCAGGTTATAGGCTTATAAACTTGACAAATTATTAGTTTATAAACGGAAAAAAAACCGATTATGTACCTTATAAGGCACATTTACACAGTATTAGTGCCTTTTTATAACAAGTTATAATATGAAACAAACAGCAGTAGAATGGTTTGTAGAACAATTACCAATGCGTATCAAAAATAGTATGATGGGTGAAATTGAACAAGCCAAATCAATGGAGAAGGAGCAGATGATTAATTTTGCAGAGTTTGTAGCAACATATCCAGACAAGAATATAAATATCAATGGAGAAATGTTACATGCAAAGTCTAAGTATGATGGTGCTGAAAGAACAGTAGACTTATTAGAAACCTTTAAATCAGAATAAGATGAAGTTTAAGCACAAACTTATTTTAGTTTTCTTTACTGCAATTATATTAGAAGCCAACAGTATTGCTGGTTTCAGATTTCTAATGGACAAAAATTGGATAGGAATGGTATTGATGGTTTTTGTAAATCCTTTATTATGTTTGCCCATGAACCACTATAACATTGAAGCCAAAACATTTAAAGAGAGATTGTATATTGCTTTGACTTTTGCTTTTGGATTTGCAGTTGGAGTAGGAACAATAAGACCATTTTTTATTTAATTATTAAATCAGAATAAGATGAAGGCACGCTTAACATTTAATTTACCTGATGACCAAGCAGAATTTGACTTTGCTATACAAGGTGGGAATATGTATGCAGCTCTATGGGATATATCTCAAGAGCTAAGAACACTATGGAAATATGAGGAGTTAAGTGAAGAGGAATGGAAAATAGTAGAAAGGATCCGGGAGAATTTCTATGATATACTAGAAAAAAATAATATAAATCTTAACAAATAAAACCAACAACTATGATTATTTTAAGGAAGGGAGAAGAAAGACAGGGTTACAGAGTATTAATGGTGAAATTATCACCACATTCAGAAACTAAGTTTTCTGTACAAAAGAAAGTTAAATTCTTATGGTTCTTTACAAAATGGGAAGATGTATTAGATAAATACGGGCAACCAAAGATATTTGAATCTAATAAGAATGCTACAGCTTTTATTAACTTCCAAAAGAAGTGATAGAGAAAGTTACCAGAAAATCTATGAAGATTAGACCAAGTGGAAGGAGCACTGATTTCATTGCTCCTTCTTTTGGTCATGGCTGTTTGTACAATTGTGGCTATTGCTACATGAAAAGACACAAGCCAGAAGGATTATCTATAGCAACAAATACTATGGATATCCTGACAGCAATTAACAACCATGTTTGGTTTGCTGATGTAGAGAAGCCTAATCAAACAGGAGAGTATATTACTTATGATATCTCATGCAATGAAGACTTTGCTCTACATGCTAAGTATCATGACTGGGAAAGAATATTTGAGTTCTTTAGAGACCATCCACTTGCTATGGGTTCATTTGCTACTAAGTATGTGAACAAAGAATTTCTTAAGTTTAATCCACAAGGTAAGATTAGAATAAGATTTAGTCTTATGCCAGAAAAATTAAGACAGATCTTAGAACCAAACACAAGTACAATTAATGAGAGAATAAGAGCTATCACTAATTTTGTTATAGCAGGTTATGAAGTTCATTTAAACTTTAGTCCTGTTATTGTATATGATGAATGGTTAGAAGATTACAAACATTTATTTGAGTTAATTGATGATGATGCCTATACTAGGGATAAATTGTATTTTAATCAGGCTTATAGAGATGTCAAAGCTGAAGTAATATTTCTTACACATAATAAAAAGAAACATGAGTATAATTTGGAACATCAAATTCCTGGCGAGGACCTTATTTGGAAGCCAGAAATCCAAGAAACTAAAATATCTCAATATGGAGGAGAAAACATCAGATATGTATCATCAAGGAAATCCCAATATATTAGCGAGTTTACAAAACTTCATGGTGATATCATACCATGGAACACCATCAGGTATATTTTCTAAATTAAAATATATGGCAGAAACAAAAGAAATGGAAAAGCTCATTGCAGCTATTGCTGAAGAGCATTATAATATTACAGATGGTTCAGATAGTAATCTAAACTATTTATGGCATATGTATCATAAAGGATCTAAGAAAGGAGAATTCCGGCCTTTTGTATATATGGCTGAGCTAATGTTACTTAAGAAGTATAATTATCTAAATGACTCTGAAATAAGAAATGTTGTAGGTATGATGAAATCAGAAGACAGAGATAATCTTACTATGGCTACATTTACTATTCAAAACTTAAGAAACTTAAGAATTAAAGAACATGGTGTTTATACTAAAGAAAACAAAGCATATACAGATCTAAATCATACATATGCATTTGAAGTATTAAACCATGTAGTATTCATGGAAACAATGGTAGAAAAATGACGGAACAAAAATTATTAGAACTTGGCTTTGAAAAAGTAGAAGTTTTAGATGAAGAAAGTCAGAATGGCTATGACTATTATTACTATATACTAGATTTAATGCCTGGTCTAAGTTTAATTTCATCAGCAAGTGATGAAAGTATAGAAAATTGGAAAGTATATAATTTTGATTGGAATTCAAGTGAAGCTCTTACAGAAGCTTCTATTAACCATTTGATTCAGATTGCTTCCCAGCAAGGATATCTACGTCATCAGTAATTTTAGAAATTTGTGCTTTCTCAGCTAGTATATTAAATATAATCATAGCTGCTGCAGATTTAAAGCATTCATCAATTTCAGTTTGTACAATGTCCATAGGAGCAGGAGTTGATAATACTTCTCCTGTTCTTAAATGGATTCTAGTACCTGCATCAGGATTCATCACATTAACAAATGAAGTTCTGGTAATGTGAGTTATATTGAGATGTTCAATATATTCACCGTCCTTGTCTTTTAGTACTATTGGTAGGAACATTAGATAATTGTATTGTCTTCTATTTTGTAATTATTTACAGACACTAAATTATCAATTTTTGTTAGAATAGCAAACCCATGGTTCCATTCATTTATTTCCATGTAGTCTGGTGCTAATTCACATAAGCATCCAAGACTATACCCTCTTATGGTTGTAGAGTCACCAGTTCCATAAACTCTTTGTGAGCTTTGAGAACTTTTGTGAAAGTGATTTATAATACAATTTGTTTTAAGTTTCATTAAAGCAGTTCTTGCTGGTACTACACCACCTGCTCCAGGAATCTTATCACCGTGCTCTATTAGAAAATCACCAAAGATAACTTTGGTTCTAAATGGAAGATACTCTATTTTGTATTCAGCAACATGTAAGATAACATCTAATCTAAATTCATCCATGTCAAGTAACTCAGATGATTTTATTCTAAGGTATCTTTCAAACCTATTCTCATGGTTACCTGGTATAAAGTAAATGGGAATATCCGGGAATCTAGAACGCATATATTCAAAGAACTGTTTACCTGCTTCTATTTCATTTTTAAAATGAACCTTTCTTGGATCTTTTTCATGGAAAGAAAGCTGATAGAAGTCTAATAAGTCTCCATTGATTAAGATGCTGTCTACGCCTTCTGCTTCCATTTTATCACAAGCAGTTTCTATGGCATCTTCATCATGATATGGTATATGTAGGTCTCCAATAACACCGAGTTTTTTACATCCTGTGGGAAATGTAAAAGTTCCTCTTTTTTGTGATAAAGAAGATGGTAGGGATACAAAATTTTGCATTATATTTACTTTAAGTTCTTTTTGAAATTTTTTATTCTTTAAATGTTTTCTATGGTGACTTCCCATTTGACCTCTATGGTATCTTATTCTATTATATACTTGTTCAAAGTGGTCAAAATATGCTGCATTTTCAGAATAAATTTTATTTGCTAAAGTTTTAGTTGGTGAATTAGGAAATTTTTCAAGATATTCTAAAACAATTTTAGTATTTTCTTTAGTTACATCAGGTATTTTTCTTGGCATAATTACAATATAATATACAAAAAATAATCATATGTTCAGTTTCAAACTTACAAAGAAGAATGGAAATTTAGTGCATATTAATGAAAGCACAAAGATTTCTTATCAATTATTTCTTGATAAACTTCAAGAAGGTCAGGAAGTTGAAGTCTTTATGGGACTTACTTCAGACAGTGGCAGCTTAGCACAATTAGCTAAGGTACATGCATGTATTAGAGAATTAGCCAAAGAATCTGGCTATACATTTGATGAAATGAAATTTATAGTAAAAAAGCATTCAGGCTTATGCTATGATGGTGGTGGGGCAGAATACTGCAAATCTTTTAAAGAATGTAGTAAAGATGAATTAGCAATGGCAATAGAATCTGCTATTGAGCTTGGAAGAGATTTAAATATTAATCTTGCTTAACAGTTGATTTAAGAATGTCATCTATATCTTTTTCATCAAATTGATTAGTTTTATCAGCTTGAGCTTCTATTTCAGCTAATAAAAGAAATATAGTTTTAAAAGCAAATTCTTGTTCAGTATGTGGTTCATTATCTGAGTTTTTATCAGTTACTTTTTTGATAAGCTCAGTAATTTTATCATTGTCAAGTTCTTGTTTAAAAATGTACATTAAGGTTTTCTTTAACATTAGATAAAATGTCTTATTGATTTTAATTTCAATAATTGCATTATCTTTTATTTCTTTAACTTTTTCACCCATAATATTGATATTTTAACAAATTTAATAAAAAATGAAAATAGAACCCGAAATTAATGAACTTAAACAAAAAATATTTGAAAAACTAGAACCAAGTGGTTGGGGTACAGTTTTTAAATCTTATATATTTAGTAGTGACTTTGAAGAACTACTTACTAGATTGTATAAAATATCTATTAGTGGGGAAAGATTTACTCCTACTTTAAAAGATATGTTTAGGGCATTTGAAGAGTGCCCATATGATAAACTAAAGTTAGTTATAGTAGGGCAGGATCCTTACCCTCAACTTGGTGTATCAGATGGAATTGCATTTAGTTGTGGTAAAACTAATCATGTGCAACCTAGTTTAAGATATATATTTCAAGAAATTGAAAAGACAGTATATCAAGGTTTTCCTTCTTATCAAGATCCTAATTTAACCAGATGGTCAAATCAAGGTATTCTAATGCTTAATACATCTCTTACAACTGAAGTAGGTAAAATAGGGAAGCATTATCATATATGGGAAGGATTTGTGGGTTATTTATTTGATTATTTAAATCATAATAAGAAAGATCTTGTTTATATTTACATGGGCAAAAAAGCACAAGAATGGGCAGATTTTGTAGGGGACAACAACCACAAAATATTTGTATCACATCCAGCAAGTGCAGCATATAATAAACAAAGAGAGTGGAATTCAGATAATGCATTTGTGAAAGCACAACAGCTTGTGTTTGATGTTACAGGATATAAAATTGAATGGTAGTATGGAAGATATATTTTTAAAATTTATTAGAGAGAAAATAACTCCAAATAGTTACTATGTTTTGCACTGTTTAAAAATAGGGATAATCCCGGCAAGTATAGTAAATAAAGAATTAGAAACAAGGAGATTAATTACTGATGGTTGGTTAAATGAAGACTTGACATTAACAGATAAAAGTATTATCTTTACTACTGAGATTGAAGGCTTCTTTAAGAAGTCTAAGAAGAAGACATCTAAGAATTTACTGGGAAATAACTTTGAAGACAGCATCAAGAAATATACTGAAACATTTCCTGCGGTCAAGTTATCTAGCGGTAAGTATGCAAGATCTAATCCTAAAAATTTAGAGAATGCATTTAGATGGTTCTTTGAAACTTATGATTATGATTGGGAAACAGTTTTATTAGCAACCAAAAAGTATGTCTTAGAATATAGAGAGATAAGCTATCAGTACATGAGAACATCTCAGTACTTTATTAGAAAGCAAAACACAGACAAAACTTGGGATTCTGATTTAGCTGATTACTGTGAGATGATTATAAACAAACCAGATGATGAAATAATATTTATAAAAGAAAGATTGTTTTGATAGTAGTAAACTTAAAAAAGTTATTTCTAGGACTTATAGGCAGTATCTGTTTATATTTAATAATTAATAACTTTATCGTGGAACTCAGTGTGTGGAAGTATATTCTTATAGAAGGTTTAATAACCTTATCTCATTGGATATATGACCAAATTAAAGAAAGCGTTGAGGAAGATTTTCTAAAGTAATTTATGTAACATGTATAATAATGCCAGCCCTTTAAAAGCTGTAAGTGAAAGAGACGCTCTAAAAAAAGCACTCTTTAAGATGAAAGCAAGACATAGTGGTCAATTAAAATCACTAAAGACTGCTTGGTCAAATTTTAATAATGCCTTTTGTGATGGTTTGGAATGGAGAACTATCACCGTTGTTGGTGCTAGACCAGGAACTGGAAAGACTTTATTTATGGAACAATTGGTTAATGATGTAATAAAAATTAATCCTGACCAAAAGTTCAGAATATTAAAGTTTCAGTTTGAGATGTTGGATGAGACAAATGGTATTAGAAAATTGTCTATGAATGTTGGTTCTGATTACAATACTCTGATGAGTAAGGATAAACCTATTGACAAAAGTATTTTT